GGTGCTACAACCATTACAATTTTATTATGTGTCTGCCACTTAATATCAATTAATTTCAGACAGTCTTCATCAAAAAAAATAGTACTGTCACCTCTCGCCTTTGTGCCACCATTGTCAAAATACAATTCTTTCGATAGGGCTTCAATTTGAACGCAACAGCGTACTAATAAATCTGCGATATAAGGAGAGAAAGTTTGAAGTTGTGTATCACACGACTGTACCGTTATTCCGTTCTTTCCATTAATTAATACTTCATCAGTAAAAAAGATATATTTTGAAATTTCTACTGCTTCTTTTTCAAGATTAAGATATGTTTGCCAAAAAATATCCGACTTTTTCATCAATTTCCTCCTCTCTCTACTCAAATTATAGCAGAGAGAAGATCTCACAACAATCAGAATCTATCAAAATCCTCCTGCGTTGCCACCACCGCATACTTATGCTCATCATTCCGGCTCTCCACATACATATCGTTCACCATCCCTATGGTCAGCAGATCCAGGTCCCGGATGGACAGCCCCAGCTGCACACACCGCAGAAGGAACAGGGGCGTTGTCATTTCCCGGTCAGTCGGGCGAAGTTTTTTTTAGCCTCCACATCCGTCTGAGTGTTCAGCCCCCACAGTTCAATGATCT